AGGGACCGGAGCACACCACAAGTAGGTGAAGCTGTCCAAAGTCCAAGATGGGTAAGGTTGAGGCGTGAAAAACCCCACCCCATCCCATGTGTAACCAACCCCTGCGTAATTCTTGCGGAACGCCTTGGACTGATCTGGATCGGGATCGTTTGTGCCGGGGGTGTAATAGATACCGCCCCGGGTGTTGTAGCTGGTTTGAATCCAACTTGCGGGATCACCCCAGTTGCCTGTGTCGATCTCTGCTTGGTCAATGACCAGCACTTGCTGGACGACATTGTTTTCGTCAATTTGTGCAAAATGTGCCATGGCGATTACGTTGTAAACGTCCCAGAAGAAGTGAAGGTGTGATAGGTGTACCCACCGGCTGAAGTTACTGTGCCACCGGTCGCAACTTGACTGCCTGCGTAGCGAATGATCACAATGCCGGAGCCGCCGTTGCTTCCGCTACCGCCGCTACCCACAGAGCCTGCCCCGCCTCCGCCCCCGGTGTTAGTGGTGCCAGCCGTGCTGTAAACAACAAAACCAGAATTGGCCCCGTTTCCTCCGCCCCCAGCGCCACCTGCGGTGCTGCCATAAGAAGTTGACTGACCCCCGCCACCGCCAGCATAAGTAGAGCCATTCAGCCAAGTTGAGCCTGCGCCGCCCGTACCCGCAGCGCCTGCGGCACCTGCACCGCCGCCGCCACCGCCAAGAGGGTAGCCAGCGGGGAAGTCAACAGGCCCCCCGTTATTACCTTGCCCTGATGTCCCTGTGCCGCCATTGCCGCCCCCAGACCCACCCGATCTACCCACTGAAGACCCGCTGTTATAGCTATTCGCTCCGCCGCCGCCACCCGTAGAAGATAGGCTGTTAAAAGACGAAGCCCCACCATCACCGCCAATATTGGCAGAACCCGCACCGCCAGCACCCACCGTAACGGAAAATCCTGTGCCTTTTGCAACCCCGGCAGATTGCGTTCTATATCCACCAGCACCACCACCACCGGCTCCAAACCAAGCGCCTCCGCCACCACCACCGGCAACAACCAAGTACTCAACATTCAGGGCGTTCGACTTGCCGTACAAGGAACTCATGCTCCACGTTGTACCGCTGCCACCGACACCTGCAAGGGTTCGGACGTTGGTTTGGTTCATCGAAATGGTCGCGGTCAGGCTCAGGCCAAGTTCTTGCGCAACACTGACCGGGCTTGATGTGCCCCCCATATTCAAGGGGCCGCTTGCTGGCATTGTCATGATTAACCTTTCGACTCAAGGGCGGCTAACCGGGCTTCAAGCGCGACAACGCGCTGGGCCAATTTTACAGCGGCGACCAGCGCAGCGTTACCGTATGCGACAGACAAGCGGCCATCTTCGCCTTCCATCACAGAGTGCGGCAGAAGCTCTTGCAGTGACTGGGCCGAAACACCATCCTGAGTGAGTTCAGCATCCGTGCGGTCAAATGTGCCATGCTTAACTTTTGCAAGACGTTCAATAAAATCAGGACCGTAGCCGCGCCAGTTTGTCTTAACTCGCTCATCAGAGTATGCCGTGACGTTTCCAGTCGCCGTAACAAAGCCAGATACGTTCAGGCCAGCAGCGCCGCTAAAATTAAAACTTGTACCGTCGTAATACAAATAAACACTACCGCCGTTGGTGACGAAGTAGTAAACACCCGTTGTGCCGTTTGATCTACGTGCAACAATGTCTCCAGCGCTGTTGACGCCCGACCCACCGGGAAACGATACAGTAGAACTGAACGCGCCGGTTGTTGCAGATACCGTGCCGCCAGATTGGTTTGTGGCAGTGGTGGCTGTTGTAGCGGATGTTGCACTGGTGGCTGTCGAAGCATTCCCGCTCAGAGTCGCAGTGATCGTGCCTGCACTGAAGTTGCCAGAGGCATCTCGCGCCACGACCTTGCTGGCGGTGTTGGCCGAGGTGGCATCCACCGCAAATGTGCGGGCAGCAGCGCCGTTGTATGTCCCGGCACTTGTCAGGTACGTTCCAGCCGTCAGAGCATTAGCAACAGACCCAGCAGAACCTGTAGTATTCTGGTTCAACGTAGGCACATCAGCGGCCTGAATAGCCGACATAACAACGTTAGTACCATCACCGCGCAGATATTGACCAGATGTGACAGCTTGTGCCACACGGTTCATTTCAGCTTGTGCTGTTGTATTACCAGTGCCACCATTAGCAACGGGAAGAGTACCTGTAACACCCGTAGTCAAACTGACATTGGTGATTGTGTTGTTACTACCATTGATTGTTTTGTTGGTCAGCGTTTCAACACCCACCAAAGTGACAAAACCAGCAGAGGTCAATGTTGCCTGCGACCAAGCACTACCTGTCCACAAAAACAATTCATTGCTCGTAGTATTCCAATACAAAGCACCAGTCAACAGCGCGTTACCATCATTGTCCAGTGTAGGCGCTGAAGCCTTCGCACCAAGATAACGATCATCAAAGCTGTCATAGCTTGCAGCAGCAGCGGCTGCACTAGCACTGGCTGCATTAGCAGAGTTACCTGCATTGGTTTCAGATGTAGAAGCGTTGCTGGCTGAAATAGCTGCAGCAGCAGCAGAGGCAGAGGCAGCGGTAGCGCTACCCAAGATACCATCAACATACACTTTGGTTGTTGCATCAGTATCAACAGTAGGTGTGCCCAATCCTGTGATTTTGTTAGCGCCCATTGCGATGGCACCAGACATTGTGCCACCAGTCAGATTGAGCTTCAGAGCATCAGCAGTGTCAACATATGTCTTTGTTGCTGCGTCAGTACCAGCAGACGGTGCAGCCAATCCAGTGATCGAATTAGCACCCATCGCAATAGCACCGGACATAGTGCCACCTGACAAACTGAGCTTCAACGCATCAGCAGTGTCAACGTAGGTCTTTGTTGCTGCGTCAGCACTCGACGTAGGAGCACCCAAGTTCGTAATCTTGTTGCCACCCATTGCCAACGCACCCGTCATGGTGTCGCCAGCTTTGCTAACCTTTGTAGCAATCTCGTTCGTCACTGTGGTGGCAAAGTTGGGATCATCACCCAACGCTGCAGCCAACTCATTCAATGTGTCGAGAGCACCGGGAGCGCTATCGAGCAGGTTAGAGATGGAAGTGTCAACATAACCTTTAGTGGCTGCATCACCTGTGGCAGTAGGCGTAGCCAATCCTGTCACTTTGTTGCCACCCATCGCCAAGTTACCTGACATGGTGTCGCCAGCTTTAGCAACCTTCAACGCATCAGCAGTGTCAACATACCCTTTAGTGGCTGCATCACCTGCATTGGTTGGTGCTGTGAGGTTGATGATGGTGGCAGTGGTGCCAGCATTCATGTTCAAGTTGCCGTTGATGACAACATCATTGAACGAGGAAGAACCGCTAGAGGCTGTGACATTACCTGTCAAGTCACCTGTGACATTACCAACAACAGCACCAGTGTGTGTACCAGTAGTGTTACCAGTGACAGCACCAGTCAAGCCGCCTACAAAACCTGTAGTAGCTGTGATGGTTGTACCAGTGATTGCTTGCGCAGAAGCACCACCAATAACAGCACCGTCAATCGTACCAGCGTTGATGTCAGCAGAAGCAATGACAGCAGCAGTATTCACTGTCAGGTTAGTAACTGTCGCAGCAGCAGGTGTTGTTGCACCAACAACAGTGTTGTCAATGGTGCCTGCATTGATGTCAGCAGTATCAGCAATCAAGCTATCAATGTTTGCTGTGCCATCAATGTACAGGTCTTTGAACTCCAATGAACTAGTACCGAGGTCAATGTCGTTGTCTGTTACAGGAACGATGGCACCATCTTGAACGCGCACTTGCTCAGTAGATGTGCCGCTGACTTCAACAAACACACCAACACGGTTGTTCACAGTGTCAACAGCTACTTTGTTCTTCGCATCAGCATCACCAATCAAAGGGACGTAATGACCCTCTGCTGCTGTACCATCATGCTTGTGTCCTGCCGTTTGCTCAAAAGCATCACGCAGTGCATTCAACTCGTTGTTGATTGGAGCAGCACGTACAACAGCCGTTGGTACGATGTCTGCTGAAGATTGTCTTACATAACCTGTCATGATATTCCTTATCGTCTATCATTCACGGAGTAGTTCAATACCAACCCCTGAATAGTGTGACTAGCATTTGTATCGTTTGTCACATATTTAAAAGCTATAGAAAAACCAGAGCCTGAAATATTTGTCTTCTCTACTGGTGACGGGTTGCCATCATAAATAGCAGCAGCATCGTATACAGCTTCGTTGTAATAAGCAGCAGCACCTGTTGTTGTCAACATATAGTTGGCTGGGTTAAACACGTTCTGGCTGTCTTCAAAATCATATGCAACACCTAACGAAATAGTTGAGGCACCTTCACCACGCAAGAATGTTGTGATGTTGTAAAAGTTCTTACGGATTGTAGGATCTTGAAAGTAGTAATAGGGGGTTTGGTAGATAGACAAAATGGGGTCACCATCAAAGGATGTTCCTGTTTCTTGTTTATACACTTTACCTGTAGCATCCCCGTGAATCACAATCTCATCAGCACCTATATAACCACTCGACACAGACGTTGCAGGAAAACCAAACAACTGTCCAAACTCGTAACTGAAACCACCATCGCGTTGACGCAATCCACCGATCAAACCAAACGTACCCTCAGTGGGTATGAACAACCTAAACTGTGACTTCTTACGAATGACAACAGAACTAACAAGTTCTGGGTCAAGGTCTTCAGA